CAATATCGTCGAAAACTTAGTGCATAGGGGATTAAAATGAGCAATTATTTAACAGGTCTAGCCCAACTCAATCCTCAAGTCAAAAGACATAACGGTGGAACAACTACTCTGACCTTGGATCAGAACGGCACAACCAATGCAACGATGCTTTATGTCAATGGTGTAGCACAATCACCGGGAACTGATTTCAGCGTCAGTGGAGCTACATTAACTACAACTAGCACACTCCCTGCCGGTACAAATATATGTACAACTATCCAGTATTTTAACACGGGTGTGGTCAATACTGTAGCTGATGACGCTATTGGTCTAGCGCAGATGGCATCTGGAACTGATGGAAATCTAATTACATATGATGCTTCTGGAAATCCAGCCCACGTAGCAACTGGCAATGACGGACAAGTGTTGACAAGTGCTGGAGCAGGTGCGCCACCTGTATTTGAAGCTCTACCTGCTAGCATTACACTAGCAACAGAACAAGCATCAACATCAGGAACATCAATAACCTTTAGCAGTATCCCTGCTGGAACTAAACTAATATACGTAACATTTAATGGTTCATCTCAAAATGGGTCTGATTTTCTTGTACAACTTGGAGATGCTGGAGGAGTTGAGACATCAAGTTATGTTTCCGCTAGTGACGGTATTGGTGCTACCACAGTATCAACCGCTGGTTTTGTAATTCGAACCTCTGACTCAGCAAGTGAAACTTTAGATGGTCATATGCTTTTAACGCTTTCAAATGCTTCGAGCTTTAATTGGGTTATGTCATCTGTAACGGAATATGGGGTTTCAACAATTCGAAACGCTATAGGCGGTGGAACCAAAGCTTTAAGTGCAGAATTAGATAGAGTGGTAATAACTTCATCATCGGGTTCAGCAACATTTGATGCTGGTGCTATCAGTATCTCGTATTTTTAGGAGACAGAAATGTATGTAGCAATAGTATCATGGACGGACGATAACAAATTATCCAAGTATCATAATTTTGATGTAGAGGCTGATGCTAATGCTCATGTCGCAAAGTATGGTGGGTTTGTTGTCGAAAATCCTAGTGGCAGTCAAAATTACTGGATCATAAATTCTACGAATAAGACTGTAACTTTTGATAAAGATCAGTCAGACAAAGATGAAGCTACTCTAATAGCAACAGCTTATGTTCAAAAACGAGTAGATGCTTATCCAGATATAGGAGATCAGCTTGATGCTCTCTGGAAAGGTGGAGATGATCAAGCCGCTATGAAAGTTATCATTAACAAAGTTAAATCAGATTACCCAAAATAGGAGACTAAAATGGCACGACACCACGCAACACCCGAAGGAAATGTTCCCTTCACAGCAGAAGAAGAAACAGCTAGGGATGCTGAAGAAAAAGTATGGGCTGATGAAGCACCAACAAGAGCTTGGGCAGACTTACGCCAACAACGTGATCAAAAACTAGCCGCTTCTGATTGGATGGCCTCCTCTGATCTAACACTGGCAGATGATTGGAAAGCGTATCGTAAGAATCTTAGAGACTTACCAGCTACGCTTAATGACGCTAAAGTCCAAGCTGAAATTACTTGGCCGACGGAGCCTAGTTAGATGACGGCTACTAAGATAACGCCGGGGTTGATCACCACGTTAGTGGGGGCTACTGGGCTACCTGCGTCAGCAGGACTTGAATATATTTCTACAACTACAGCTTCCAGTTCAGCAACTGTAGAAATAACAGGAATGGCAGAAGGCTATGATTACATGGTGCAACTAGAAGAAGTTCTACCAGCCACTGATGCTCAAACTCTTGTCGCTGTTGTAGGTGTTGGTGGCACTCCAACGTGGAGAGCAAGTGCAACGTATATGTATCAACAAATGGCAATAGGGTACGTAAGCTCCATGTATGGCGAATATAATGCTGGCAGTGGAAGTCTAGGTAGTTATTTTGTTGTAGGTACTGAGAATGGAGCGCAAGACCAAGGAAATGCCACTAACGAACAATTAGCTGGAGAACTGTTAATTCGAAATCCCGGAAGATCAAGCACAGCTACTACTGGAACATTCTTAGGTGACTATGGAACAAATGGAGGGTATCGAATACTTGGCCTGACAGGTTTTAGGCACGTAACCGCTGAAGCAGTCACATCAATTAAATTTTACTACCTTAGTGGTAATATTGCGACAGGAACTTTTAACCTTTATCGGAGGCCAAACGCATGAGTATAACCAAAGTAAACGCTGACGTTCTTGATCTCACTGATGGCTATGCCTTCACTGGTGATGTTAGTGGTGCTGGTAAGATTATTCAAGTGGTTAGCACCTTATATGCAACAAACGCAACAACGACAACAACAATGACCAGCGCACCGCCAACTATAACAGAAGGTGGTGAGTTCTTTACGGTTGCGATAACCCCTACCGATGTTTTGAATACATTAATTATACACGCCAACTGTAATTTGTCTGCCTCTACAGGGGCTTATCCAAGAGTACAGATGGCCTTATACCAAGACGCTGTTACGAATGCTTTAGCATCCAATAGTGATTCGAGAAACTCGACAAATATGCACTCATCCCAATCACTTATATATTCTATGGCCGCTGGAACACTAAGTGAAATAACATTTAGAGTTAGGTGTGGCAGTTCAAATGCAGGAACATTTACAGTAAACCCAAGTAATCATGCGGCGGCAGTTAGCGGCATTGTTGTAACAGAAGTGTCAGTTTAGGAGATTTTAACATGAGTAACATAGCAGAAGTAATCGGTTGGAAGCACAACCATCAAGCAGGAATGTCTACCAGTGATGGAGTTATCACTGACTTCCCCGGTGGCATCCCATCACAGTCAGACCAAGATACATGGACTGCTGAATACGAAGCACACCTAGTAGCTACAGCTTACATTCAAAAACGAGTAGATGCTTACGCAGAACTTGGCGAACAGCTAGATCAGCTATACCACGATATGGCGGCTGATAAAGGTGACAAAACTGGTGAGTGGTTCAAGGCTGTGAAAAAAGTTAAAGACGATTTTCCTAAGTAATGGTCGTAGCTGAAACCTCGGCAGTACTTGCTGGTGTAAGCCTCCTCAAATCTGCCGTTGACGGCATTCGTAAAACTATTGCCACTTGCCAAAGTGTCAGCGACCTTTCAAATGATCTCGACAATTTTTTTGATGCTAAAGATCAAATCAACGAGCAAAAAGAAAGTGGCGTTCTCGGCAAATGGCAAAATTTACTTCAGAAAAAAATAGGTAGTACCAGCAATAAATTGTCGATTGGCACAGTTGCAAAAAAACACATCGACCGAAAATTGATGGAGGAAAATTACAACAAAATATCGCGGATGATCGACTTGAGATTTGGGAGTGGAACCTTCGCCGGGATCGAATTTGAACACGCGGAGATATTAAAAAAATCCGAAAGTGAGGCGACCCAAAACCGCAGAAAAAAATCTAGACAACTAGCTAAAGCCGCCGAGATTCTTGGTGGAATATTAGTTGTTGCAGTCGCAATCATAGGTTTTATTTTTTACATAAAATGGGCTAAAAAGTAATGGACGGGTCAATTGATATTAAGTTAGTTCTCCAATTACTGGGAATGTTAGTCGCCGTTGTCGCATCTTTAATTGTCGCAAAACAGCAAATTAAAGTGTTGTCTGAGAGCGTTGAATCTTTGTCTAAAAAAATTAATTACCTAACTTCCGATATCGACGTGCTTCAACAAAAGGATTCAGCAACGCAAACTTCTATCAGTACTTTTCGAGACATATTATCTCCGACGAATCTTGAAAAAAAGAGCCGGGAAAGTGAGGGGTATTTTCATAGAATTAATGCCTTACGTCGAGATACCGATACCCTAATGGCGGCTCATAACGGTCAGCATAAATATGTTCCACCACCCAAATTTGGGGGTTCTTAATGTTTAAAGTCATGGTGTTACTTTGGGCGGTCGCCGCCGCTGAACCAGTTATTATTGAAGATAAATTAGGGCCTTATGAAACGGTAGGACAATGCTTCCACAGGGGCGCGACCATTATAAGAAGTGCATTTGGCATAAGTCATTTTGCCATAGCAAAGGCTGAGACTTTGTGTTTTCAAAAACAAATACAGTCACCGGAAAAACAAAAAGAGGTAACCCCCAATGCCGGAAAATCCGTGTAGTGATGAAGATTTTATACAGTTTTTTTCTCAAGACGGTGCGCGAACTTTAGCTGATAAACTCGGCATAAAAGAACGCGAAATTTATCGTCGCCGCCGACGTATTGAAAATAGATATGACATAAAAATATTACCGCCGTCGGCAGTTGGCGATGGCTTTAAAGTAAAGGGAACAAGCACCCTTTACGACGCAGACGGCGAAGTTAAATTAGAATGGGTCAAGACGTCGGTTGACCAAGACCGACAAGATGAAATATTCCACGAAGCACTGGCGGCAATGTCAGAAAAACTACCCCGTGTTAAACCAATAATCTCTCCTAAAACCTCAATTCCAGATTTATTAAATTTATATACAATCACTGATTACCACCTGGGTATGCTATCCGACGACTGGGATAATGTTATCGCAGAGGATGTTTTAGTTGGTTGTTTTAACGAAATGATTACCAATTCGCCAAGGGCGGGTGACGCAATAATTTGCCAACTCGGTGATTTTTTACATACAGACTTCCCAGGTTTGAGGCCGGAGACACCATTTTCTGGGAACACGCTCGACGTTGACGGTCGCGCGGACGGTATAATTTCAATAGCAATTCGGTCACTAAGGAAATTAATTGACGCCGCACTGGTTAAACATAAGACAGTTCACGTCATCATGGCTGAAGGCAATCACGACGTCACTTCGTCCATCTGGTTGCGGCATATGTTTGCCGCACTTTACGAAGATGAACCCCGCGTCACAGTTGACGTGAGTGAGTTGCCGTATTACTGTCGCCAACACGGAGAAACAATGCTGGCATTTCATCACGGACATTTAAAAAAGTTCTCAACTTTGACGTCTGTTTTTGCGGCGACCTTCCCTGAGATTTGGGGGAAATCTAAGAATCGATATGCTCATTGCGGTCACCTTCATCATAGTTTGGTTAAAGAAGATATGGGGATGACGGTTACCCAGCATAGAACACTTGCCGGAAAAGATAGTTACAGTAACAGACGTGCTTATTTTTCAGAGCGAAAAGCGGAATGCACGACCTACCATAAAAAGTTTGGTCAGGTCGCATCGAATTACGTAACCCCGGAAATGATTATGAGGTAGAAATGATCCCCAATCGACGACCCTGCATCACACACACGGCAGAATATGACGGTAATAAAGTTCACGTATCCGTTGGGTACGATCCCGAAAGCGGTGACATATGCGAAGTATTTGCGGCTGGCCCAAAGATAGGATCGTCAGCACAAGCGTTGCTGAGTGATATTTGCATCGAACGTAGCAGATCGATTCAAGACGGAACCCCGCCGAGTTATTTTGCCTCACGGGCGTCGAGGACTGAAGGCGGGGAGCCTGTATCAATAGCTGGTTTTGTGGCTGACGTATTATTAATGGAGAGTGAATTAAAATGATAACTTTAATTGGAAGTTTATTAGGATTTGCCAGTAGTACCGGGGTCGGTATTTTTAAAGAAGTTATGAACGCCCGACAGGATTCTAAGGATAAAGCTCACGAACTCGCCATGATCCAGCAAGCATCTGCTGACAGGCGGGAAGAGGCAATTATCACGTCAATGGGTGACCAGAATGTCGAAATACAAAAGACGGTTCAAACGGTAGCCAATAATTCGTCGCAGTGGGTGAACAATATCTCCGGGTTAATACGCCCAAGTATTTGTGCATTTTTTGCGTTAGAATTTTTTATACTAACGATTTTAGTTGCCTTTGGTTATATCGATCAAGAAATGTTTAAAACGATTTGGAGTTCAGAACAAAGCGCAATTTTTGGTGCGGTGATTTCGTTTTATTTTGGCAATCGCATGACGTCTAAAATGATAAAATGATCACAAATGAAGCTGGGATTAATTTAATAAAGCATTATGAATCCTTTAGTCCTAAATTATATCTATGCCCATCAAATGTAAAAACGATAGGGTATGGCTCGACGCGCTGGTTCGACAATCAGTTACTACAGGGCGACGAAGGGCCAGTAAGTGAAGATGAAGGCGAGGAGCTACTCAAGAGGGATTTGAACCACGCCGAGAGGATGGTCGCTTCCCTGGTCAATGTCCCTCTCACAATCAATCAGTTTAGTGCTTTGGTTAGTACGTGCCAGAATATTGGTAGTGGTAATTTTCAACGCAGTACGTTTCGCATGAAACTCAATCGACGAGACTACGACGGTTGTGCGAATAATCTGTGGCAATTCCGAAGAGGCGGTGGTAGTGTTTTGCCGGGTCTTGTAAGGAGGCGCGAAAGTGAACGTCGGCTATTCATTTCATAGAAGGAGGAAACAATGTTTGGATTTGATATTATCTTACTTTTACTGACACTACTATAAATCTGTAGATGAACGCAGTAATTTTCTGTTTAGCCATAGGCTTATTTTTCGAGGCTAGGGGAGAACCAGTCAGTGGTCAAATAAGCGTCGCCCACGTCATTTTAAATCGGGTAAAAGATACGCGCTACCCAGATAATGTCTGCGATGTTGTTTATCAGGCGCGTAAAAAAAATGGGAAAATCGTCAAACATAAATGTCAATTCTCGTTTTACTGCGACGGGCTGAGTGACCGACCCTCAAATCACGACGCCTTCCGGTGGGCAAGGCACGTCTCTATGCTTGTTTTATTTGGGTTGACGAAAGACCCCACAGACGGGGCGACCCATTACCACACCAAGGCTGTAAATCCTGACTGGAGAATAAATAAAAAGCATACCGCCACAATTGGCAACCACATATTTTATAGATGGTTAAAAAAACCCCCAGCTTTTTAAGCCGGGGGTTTTTTTTAACGTGCATGGTTAATAAGTTTTTGAGCAAACTCCCTAACCCGCCTTCTGGCGTCAGGATGGTCAAGGCAATTTATTGTAATTTCTCGGACGCCGACCTTTTTTCCGGCGACCTCGTAAACTTTATTTTCCATCTTTCGTTTGCGAGATATGCTCTTTCGTTCAACAATTGTTAATGCCATTTTTATTCTCCTAGTTGGTTTCACCCTTAAAGGCCACGCTAATTTAATAGCCGTGGCCTGTTGGAATATGTGGGGGAAGTTAAAATTTTAAGCCGATTGATTTAAAAAAATCTTGTACCTCTTGAGTATTTCCTGAAACATTTTCCTCTAATGTTCTGAGTGCAATTTCTTCCCAATTAGCGGATGGGTCTTCAATCAAAGTGTCGTCAGCATTTATCGCCGCACAATCAACAGCATATTGGGCATCTTCTGAGCCGCTTGCTTTTGCTATTTCTCTAAATTCTTGGTTTGTCATTTCTTATCTCCTAGTTGGGGTTAGTGGAGGGGTTTCCCCCTCCGTGTCGCTAGTTACTAATCGTTCCAAACTTGATGATCATTCTGATCGAACACTGCAAAAATGAAATCTGGGTTTTCATTTTCAGCATCTAATTCGTCACGAATTTTTCGCGCTTCGTTTAATGTTTTTGTTTTTGCAACAAATCTAAACGATGGCTCTTCAGTCCACGGCGACTCGTCGCAAACAAATCCACGCCTAACTTCAAAAAAAGTAATTTCAGAAAATCCCATTGAGTCAACTGAAAACGATTTTTCGTCTTCGTCAACAATTACATCTCCAACGGAGATTGAGTGCATTGGGGCAAGGCGTTCAATTTTGTCCTCCGGGCCAATATTCCCGATTTCAAAAACTGCGTTTAAATCTACAGCTTCGATAGTCGCTACGTGATTGTCATTTTGAATAATTTTAAATTCCATTTTACTTCTCCTAGTTGGCTGTTTCGCTTGTCTCAAATGTGTTTCGCTGTCTTGCCCCGAATTATAGTGACTGGTCACAACCTGTCAAGTAAAAATATTAGCTAATATGATATTAATTTAATGGGGGGTTGAAAAGCCGCAGAAGTCGTTAATTCGCGTTCACGCCGCTCTCCCGTAAAATACTGGTGCAAATTTGTTTAAACAATTTTTGTTAAAGTAAAACCACGCCGAGTTTTCTTTTCCCTTAATGCGATTCTGTTCCCAGCTAACCCTTCCCACCGAGACGATCTTTATGCATCGATCAGATAATTTGCCAAAGTATCTGTTGTGCATGACGTCGGCATTGAGCAACAACCACGTCGGCGCGATGTCGCTGAGATGTTGCGCCAGCTTCACCATTGGATCGCCGTTTTGCCCAGGCAAAGGCCACGGAGGGTTGGTTATAAAGCAGTCACCCTTACAATCGATTAGTTTTAAGGCGTTCTCAGTCGATACAGCATCACTTTTGGGTTCTATGTCT